AGCGGCGTCCCATTTGCTATGCTGAAGGATAAATCAGCCGCACAACCGCACATCTTGGATGGTTCCAAGAAACCACGAAAAGGGAACCACCTTGTTGCGGCGGTTGAGCTTGCGAGCAGGATCCTCGATAAAGGGTATCGAGGTCTGCTAATGTGGCCGGGCACCGTGTTCAAACGGTTTGACCGGGCCGCACCCATAGAAGTGTTCAAGGATACTGAAGACGCGCGTTCGAGACTTGTTCTCGAGGCTAAGGACCGAGCCATTATCGCGCAGCCTTTCCCGAATCAAATCGCGGAAGGTGTCTGCCTTCGACCTCTCCAGTCGAAGATTCAAGTATCCAAGGTGTCAGAACTTGACGTCAGAACCCCATATCACACGTCCAACGTCCTCCAGGACATTGGAAATTGGGTTAGGCAAGATGGAGGATCAATGAACCGATTCACCATTGGCGTCGATGAGTCTGGTTGGGACCAGCACATGACACCACAGGGATGGTATGCAGGATTTCAAATTGTACGATCGGTCTTCAAGCCGGTGCAGAAAGTCGGAGTTATCGAATGCGATGATTTCGTTGTCTTCGACGCATCGGCACAGCGGCAGCTGGAAGAGATCGGACTCAATATCCGCCACAAAATACAGGTACGCACCAGAAAGACTCTATCCGATGGAACGGTTCAAGAGGGCGTCTGCGATGCGTTTGCGCGAATGACAGAGATAGACACAGATTCCTATCTCCGCCGAGTCTTCGCGGTAATGTCTGGAAACGATATCCTTTTGGGGGATGTCCAACTTAGTGGTTACAAGCATGTACTCGACACGCCAGCGGATGGCAAGATTCAGCTCGGTTGGGGCATGCGAAGTGGAAATTGGGGTACATTCCTACTAAACAGTTTAGTCAACTGGTACAAAGCATCCGTCTATGAAATTATGGTAACTGACCCGTTATCAAGACTTCAGTTTAAACAGAGGTTCGGCTATGACCTACCAACGAAGCTGCACATACCCAAGAAGCTCTTCCGCGGAGATGACGCCGTCCTAGGTATAGAGGTAGATTCTGAGTCCGCCCAACGGATTCGGACTGGGGAACTAAAACCCTCAGTCCTCCTAGCAGATCTGATCGCCTTCACAGGTGGGAAGGCCAACGCCAAGAAACAAGAGACTTCGGACGAACTCGGACGTTTCATGGTAGGCTTTTCTCAGATCTTCGCCAACGAAAACTTCCCTCGGGGAGTGAGTAGTTGGACTCGAG